AGCCATGCCAGCGGGTTTCCATCTTGTTGGAGTGTTTACCAGTATTCAGCTCCAAAACGGGGCGTGCATCGCTTATCGCATCTAATGGCACTTGCTAGCTCGCTAAAAAAAGTCGCTGACAAGGTCATTGCCAAGTTTGGCGGCGAAGTGATCATTCGTTACGTTTCAGCGGGCGCTTACAACGCGACCACTGGTGCAATTGCTGAAACAACTAGCGATACGGAAGTCAGAGGCGTTCTTGAGGGCGTTAGCGTTCGTGAGGTCAATGAGCTGGTTCAAGCTGGTGACAAACGTTTAACTGTTGCGTCTAAAGAGCTGCCGTCAGCTCCTGAAACGAAGGATCGAGCTGTGATTGGCAGCGTTGTGCATCAGATTGTTAGCGTCAACACGATTGAGCAGGACAACGAAGCGATCACCTACGAATTGATTTTGAGGGCCTGACCATGACGCGCAACATCAAGCTTGGTGAAATTGGCAATTTCATGGGCGAGCAGGTCCAAGAGCTTGTCAAGATCACGACGCTTGAATGGGAAGCCCGAGTCAAAGAGCAAACACCAGTTGAAACAGGAAGGCTTAGGAATGCTTGGCAGAGCAAAGTCGAGCCCTACGAAGGAGTGGTGAGCAACAATGTTGAATACGCTGAACCGGTTTGTTTTGGCAACAACTTGCCTTCGTCTTGGGAGGGGCAGTTCAGGACAAGACAAGGAACAGTTGCCGGTTTTCCTGAGCTGATCGGGAAAGAGCTTGAATCTTGGACCAAGCAGCAGTATGAACGCATTAAAAGGAGAGATTAATGGCCGCCGCAGATCTGAACGCAGTTAGAGCCGTTATTGAGGGCAGGCTGGCCACTGAGCTTGCCAACTCTCCGGCGATTCCAGTTGTGTTTCACAACATGGCCTATGAACCAACCCCAAATTCATCATGGGTTCAATGCCTTGTCAGCTTTGGCTCTAATGAATATCTAAGCCTTGGCGGAACTACCGCTTCAGACAATCGAATTGTTGGCTTATTACTGATCAACATCTTTTCAGCAAAAGGCGTTGGTCCTGGCGCTAACTACACGATCGGCAAACGTGTTCGTGACCTTTACAATAGAGTCAACGTGTCGGGGGTTTACTTCGATGCAGCAACAGGTCCAGAGGTACTGGGTTCACCAGCTCCCGAGGGCTACTTTCAAACTCAGGTCCGTGTGACCTTTGAATCCATCGAGGAACTCTGACCATGGCTTTTTATCGCGGTGAACAAGGCAACGTCCTTTTCAAGCATGACTCTGGCGACACTCTGACTGTTGTGACAGCAGTGCGGTCGTGGTCTTTGACTATCGACAAAGAGTCGCTTGAAGTCACAAAAATGGGAGACACCTTCCGCGATCGAGTTGGTGGCCTGATTGGCGGTAGCGGCAGCATTGAAGTCTTTTACGAAAAGACTGCGGCGGGTGATGGCAAAGGCGATTTAATCCGTGAAATCTTGACAACCCCAGCCACGGAATCAACTGTTGCGGGCGCGGAGCTTTACACCTACGACGCAGGAAGCCAAGCAGCCACAAGCGAAAAGCTTGCATTTAACCTGCTGATTACATCGTCTGAGTTCAGTGCTAGCGTTGGCGAGCTGCAAGTCGTGACCTTTAACTTTGAAACTAAAGGCGCAATAGCTCTCACCACTGTTTCTTGATCTAATTTATGGCCGCTTCAAATCAGCGTACTGTTGATCTGCTTACTGGCGCTTTTGACCTTAGTCAAAGGCGTAAGTTTGTTGTCAATAATGCGGACGGCGAACCTATTCTTGACTTGTATTTCAAGCCAATTACAAGGGCTGACCGTAAACGCGCTCAATCTGTTGCCAACAGCGAAGAGGCTTTAGACATCAGCACTCAGATGCTGTGCCAAAAAGCAGAGCTAAAAGATGGCGTCAAGGCTTTTGCTGCCGCTGATGCCGCCAAGCTGCAACGTGAATTGCCTGAGAACGTCCTTAACGATCTTGAGCTTTTTTTGTTTGGCGTTGGAGAAGAGGCGGAGCTTGAGGAAGCAAAAAACGACTAAAGCAGGACAGTTGGCTCAATTTTGAGTTTTTTCTGGCCTGCGAGCTTGGCATGACAGTGAGCAAGCTTCGCACAGAGTTATCTGATGCGGAGCTTGTTCATTTTGCTGCGTACTATCAGTTGAAGGGAGAAGAGGAGAAAAAGGCAATGGATCGCGCCAAGGCAAGACGGCGGTAAGATTAGGGCATTGCTTAGGTAGCCGTGGCAGTATCCAACGTTGAGTTAAGGGTCAATGGCGGCAATGCTGTTCGCGAACTCAACAGAGTCAACGGGGCAACAAGCAAGCTGACGAACACAGTCAAACAGCTAGCAGGGGCTTTCGCTGGTGTTCAAGCCTTTAAGTTTATTTTTACCAAAACAGCTGAACTTGAGAAGCAAAGAAAAAGCTTGCAAGTTTTAACCGGGTCGTTAAAAGAAGCGAGCAAGACCATTAAAGAATTGCAGCAGTTTGCCGCTGTAACTCCCTTTACAAGTGCTGATTTAATTGATACGGCTAAACGGCTAAAAGCGTTTGGAGTAGAAACGGGCAAGATTGTTGACACTACAAAACGATTGGGTGACGTGGCAGGCGCAACAGGCGCTGAGCTTAACGGAATTGCTACGGCTTACGGACAAATTCAGGCAAAAGGAAAATTACAGACAGAGGAGCTTTTGCAGCTTCAAGAGCGAGGGATTGACATAGCCAGCACGCTCAAAAAAGAATACAACCTAACCGGAGAAGAATTTAGCAAAGCATTGCAAAAAGGCCAAATCAGCGCAGAAGCAGTTGAGTTTGCGCTTAAGGAGCTTACAAGCACTGGCGGGCAGTATGCGAACGGTGCTATCTCTCAATCAGGCACGTTGTCTGGGAAGCTGAGCACATTGCAAGACAATGTTGAAACTCTTGCGAGAACTCTTGGGTCGGTTTTGTCCCCAGTGTTAAAAGGAATTTTTGATCAGGCCAATCAAGTCTTAAGCGCCTTAAACAAGTCCTTAGCGGCTGGAAGAGGAGCATCTTTTAATCGTCAGATTGGGGCGATTGGAGCAAAGATAACGTTTGGCCTTACCAGTCAATCAGTTGATGACATTGAAAAGGTGTTAAGTCAGCTGTCTTCTCAGAAAAACAAAACTGGGATACAGCAAAACATTACCGCTTTGAATCAGCTTAGTAATGCTCTTAAACGAATTGGGGCAAGCGATCCAAACGCAGGGAGAGCAGAGGAATTGCAAGGAAGGATTATGCGTCGGCAGCGTGAAGAGTCTGCCGCATTAAAGAAGGTGCCAGCAACTCCATTTCTTGGAGCGGTAAAAATTCCTGAATTACTTGGTGGTAACGGTGGAGGAAAAGGAACAGGAAGAGGTCGCGCCGGACAAGGCAGGGTTGACGCAACAAAAGAGCTGCTTGCGTTACAAGAAAAGCTAACTTTTAGCATTGACACAATTGGCGAAAGAGAACGATTAATCCTTGAGCATAAAATTGCTCAGCAAAAAATAGCAGAACAAAATTTGCTGCCAAATGAAAAGAAAATTGCTTTTCTCCAGGCAGAGCAAAGCCACATGGAAAGCATTATTGCTCTTGAAGAAAGACAGACTAAGGAGCAAGAAAAAAGAGCCAAGAAAACAAGGGACACCTTTGACAAGGCGATGAAAGACGAAGCCGACAGGGCGCAAAAGCAAAAGGAGGCTGACCCTGGCTTCCAAATGCAAAAGCAATTTGAAGAGCTGATTAAGCTTGAAAATCAAGTTGCGGCAGGGGCGACCGCTATTGGAAACGCATTCAGCAATGCTTTTGTTGGCGTTATCTCTGGGGCTAAATCAGCGCAGGAAGGCTTGGCTGAAATGATGCAATCGGTGGCCAAGCATTTCCTTGATATGGCCGCAAAGATTATTGCTCAACAGATTGCGATGATCTTGTACGGCACGATCATGAAGGCGTTGGGCGTCTCAATGCCGGGCATTAGCAAGTTTGGGGGAAGCTTTCCAGCTTTCAACCCAGGTGCCAGCTTTAACGTGCCAGCTCCTTTTGCAGAAGGCGGTTACGTCACCGGCCCAACCAATGCCGTAGTAGGAGAAGGCGGCGAACCTGAATACATCATCCCTGAATCAAAGATGCGCGAAAGCATGGGGCGTTATTCCAGAG